TGCTTGGGAACGGGTAGATCGCGTCGAGCGGGTTCACCGAAGTTCCGCCCAGGCGTTTGCCAGCGTTTGCCACCTTGTCCCGACCGTCCTTGACCGTCATCTCGCGCAAGGTGTTGCGAAATTGCGCCTCGGCATACTGGAGCCGGTCATAGTCATCTTCGCCCAAAAGCCCGTGTCTCGCCGCCCCGTAGACCGACAGGCGATAGACGAACTCATCGGGGAGATCAATCGTTTCGGTCGTGGCTGTCGGGATCGTCAACTTCCGGTAATACCGCAACAGCATCGTGCCCGCCGTCCATCGGTCGTGCAGGACGATGTAACTGCCATACGGGTCAATCCGGTAATCTCCCCGCTGTGCCCACAGCTTGTTCATGTCCTCGTCCTCCCACGGTGTTGCCGCAGGAGCCCACTGACTCGTTACTGGCGTTGTCGCCGTCGAGTCAATGACAAGCTGATTCTTTGTCGTGCTCACCGTCCCAGCGTCAGTCGTCGCCGTCACGGTATACGTGGCTTCGGTCAGGGTGTTCGTGACGTTCGCCGTCCAGGCCGTGCCGCTGACTGACGCGGCGTAATCGACACTGTTCACCGTGACCGTCACGGTGGTCGTCCCTGACGGACAATACCCCGTCACTGTCGGGGTGGTGTCGGAGGTCTTGAGATAATAGACCGCAGGGACATCGGTGCTGGTATCGAGCAGCATCGGGTCGATCAATTCCGAAAAGTCTTGTGGGAACGACTGATACCGATACCAGTGGTGCTGTTTTTCAGACCGGCAAAATTCCCAACGACCTACGCCCTGAATTTCTCGCAGCGTTTCCTGAAGCCAGATCAAGGCTTCCGTGCTACGGTTCTGGTTATTGATGACACGGAGGATCTCCGTAATCGCGGTGGAAACGAGCATGGAAGCCCTCCTTCGGATTAACCGAGCATCAGTCTCTTTACATTCGCGTCATACACCTGGAGAAACCGCTGCAACGCTTCGTATTCATCTTTGTTCATGTCGAGCAGGCCGCCGAACTCTCCGGCGCTCATCAGCGTATCGTGCCGCCGGTTACGTTTGATCGCCTTCGCCAGCGAGAGCCCAGCGTCAGCGACCTCCATCAGCCGCATCGTGTTTCCTACGAAATTGCACTTGCCGCAATCCCGAACAGGGCGGGCCGAAGCCACGCCCTTTCGGGATGCAGAAGGACAGGTCACTTGATGTCGATACGGACGTAGGCAGCGGTGGCCGCAGCGGTGTAGGCTTTGGCGATGTCACCAAGGCGGCTGCCGGGAACGGTCCCGCCTGCCGTTGCCACCTTCACGGTGGCGGCAGCGGTGTCGGTCACAAGCTGATCACCACGGTTGTAGGTCGCCGAAGCCACCTTGACCGACTGGTGCAGCCCCTTCACCATCAGGGTGCCGCGAGCGCCGACCGCCACGCCGTAGCCCTGGGGGTCCCACACGACACCGAGAATGTCGGGATCGTAGGCCGAAGTCGTGGTCACAGCGCCCTGGATGATGGCGTCAGCATCGGAACTGAAGTCCTTGACAACGACATCACCATGAGCCAGAGCCGCACTGTTCGTGTTCACGAACTCGATGAACTCGTCCTGAACGCCGGATTCGGGATTGTTGAATACCTTTTTCATACCCATGTCAGTTCACCTCGCTTACGAGTAGGCGGTGATCGACATCAGACCCTGCTGCTGCCGATTGTTGCAGATCAGTTCGCCGCGCAGGGTGATGAAAGCGGTGCGGGCAAGCTGATTCACGGGAACGCGCCACTCGCTCATGTTGAAGTCCATCCGACTGTCCACAACCAACTTCAGGTAGTCGGTGTTGAGGAAGTAAATCTTGCTGGCGTCAGCGTAGTAGGACCACATGATCGGAGTGCCCTTGAACATCAAAGACTCAAACCCGAGGTCGCCCGCGAGTTCCTTGCCCTTGCTGTACTGCACCCGCTCGATGGGGGTCAGAAGCCCTTCATAGGCTTCATAGGTGGTCCGATCCGTGACCAGCATGTTCGGCTTGTCGCCACCGCGAATGGTCTGATTGTAGACCGAACGCATGGTCGAAAGGCCGTTGGTGCTGAAGTTGCTGGAGGTGGCGCGAACGTTGTCCCACCATGTGTAAGTGGAACCGTCGATGCCGCCAGCCGTCGAGGCAGCCGTGGTCAGATAAGCGTCGAGGCCAGCGAAGTCCTTGCTGCCGTTGCCGGTGCCATCGCCGAAAAGCATCTGCTCCAGGCGAAGCTCGAAAGTCTTCTGAGCCTGTTTGATCTTTTCCTTCAGAAGATTGATGATGCGAGACTCGCCCGAGTTCTGCATCTCCTCTTCCTTGCTGATGGTAACGGCGACTGCGGCGTTCTTCCAGGAAAACTCAGCCGCGCTCATTCCTTCCTGTGGCGACGTGAGGAGCACATCATAGCCAGAGAACGTCATGAACGTGCTGTTGAGCCCGTACATCAGGGGCTCGACGATCTTGTTGCCACCCTGCCGACGCTCGATCTGACCGCCCTTCTGCATGAAAGCCAGAAGGCCGATGTTCTTCATGATGTTGTCGGCCATGGTGCGACGGTAGTTTTTGAATGTGGTCGCGGTGATTGAATCGAAATCGAGAGCCATTGGCTCTTACCCTCCTCGTTTGAGTTCCTTGATTGCGGCGGCAGCAGCTTCTTCAAACGACAAGAGCTTTCCATCGTTCTTGTCCTTGACAGCCGCAGGCCGGGCACCGGGTTTTGACACGATCTTGCTGGGAGGAGAGGGATTCCGGTAGGTCGCCAACTGATAGCACTGTCGGAGGGTCAGAGCCGGATTGCCCCGACGGATCTCAACCATCTGCGGGAGATAGTTGTCGAAGTCGGGGAAGTCCTTCTTGGTCGCCTCGTATTCTGCCATCTGCTTCTGCTGGTGAGCTTCCATCGCCATCGTCTGCACCTGCTGGAGATGCGGAGCCACCTGACTCTCAAGAGTCTGGCGGATCGCGTTCTGAACAGCCTGTGCGACACGCTGGTCCATGAACTTCACCAGATCAGTCGCATTGTTGAAGTCGGGGATCTCGTCGGCCTGATGAGCCTGAGCTTGCGCTCGTTCCCAACCCACGATACGAGCCAGTTCGGCGCGAGCGTTTTCGTCGCCCGTCATGGCCCGATCCATGAGCTGCAAGCGTGAGGCGTGCGTCTTCAGACCCTCAAGAGCCTGCGAGAGTCCCTGCATCTTGCGGGTGTAATCCCCCTGGAGTCCCTTGTAAAACTTCTGGACTTCCGGCGGCAGCTTGGTCGGATCGGTCTTTGAAATATCAAAGTCGATCTCCGGCTCCGGGGTTGCCTCCGGTTCTGGAGTCTCCTGCGGATCGTCGCCCGTATTCGATTCATCGGTCATTTCAACCGATTCGTCGAGTGGTTCGTCCGGTCCCAACAGGGCTTCCTCTTCGCCAACAGTCATGTAATTCGCTCCTCCTGTTTTGATTTACTTGTCGAAGTAATAAAGCAACACGCCGCCGGTCGCGGTGCGACCGATGATGTAAATGGCGTCGAGATCGGTTTCAGTACCGCAGAAGTAGTGCATGGTGTCGGTGGCGAGCCACGCGGAACTGGTCCCGGCCACGACAGCCGAGTTGCCCCAGTTCAGCACGACATCAGAAGAAAATACGCCGACACGCTTACAGCCACTCGGAGCGGCAAGACTCTCGGCAGCGTTACCGACTACCGCATTGAGAGTCCGTGCGGTAGTGGAGTTGAAGTCGGTGGGATGACCGTTGAGCGTGGGCATCGCATAGTTGTAGTAATACTGCGTAGTGCCCGGCTGTGGCTCAAGCACGGTCACTTCCTGGGAGTAAAGGACTCCCGCCATGACAAGGGCGACAAAAACCGCCAGGATCAGAACGTTCCGCATGTGAAATCTCCTTCTTGAATTTTGCAAAATTCTGGGAAGTCCCCCTCTATATAATGGAGGAGAGGGGACTATTTGTCAATCGGTTTGTTATCACCCTGATGATAACGCTCGGCGATCTCTCCCTTGGCCTTCCCGACCTTGTTCAGATACTCCGCTTCGGTGTCGCACCAAGAGCCGACCGAGTTCATGTATCCCGGCTTGAACCTGAAGATCGCCGGTTGTGGCAGGGCACTGATCCGTTCGGCAGCGTGACCGCAGGCTTCACAAGCAAGGAGTTCATCCCGTCGATCCGGGTGGCGGATCGTTTCGGTGACGTGTCCACACTCACGGCAACGATACGGATACATTGCCATATCAAGCCTTCTTCTTCGCAGCGGGCTTCTTCGGTTTGGTCGCCTGCATCTGCTTGGCAGCCCGCACCTTCGCCTGGGTCTGGGCTTCAGTAGCCTGAAGACCGGCAGCCGTCTTAGCCTGCGTGGCCTGGAGATCCATCTGCGCCTTCTGCTGGTCGAGGTTGACCTTGGCAACTTCGGCAGAGTGCTTGTATGCCATCTGCTCGCGCTCCATCTGCATCTCTTCCCGCTTCATTTCAAGCTCCGCCTGCATCTGTTGCAGTTCCATCTGCATCTTCTGCTGCTGCATCTGGAGTTCCGCCTGCATCTGCTGAAGCTCCATCTGCGCCTTCTGCTGTTCGATCTGCATCTGCATCTGCATCTTCTGCTGTTCCATCTGCGCCTTCACCTGATTCGGATCAGGCGGCTGGTTCTGCTGCATCTGCTGGATTTCTTCGGGAGAATAGAGATACTGCTGCGGCGCTTTCTGGAACGCAATCGCCACATCCTGAAGCCAACCGTCCCGGCGGAACTCAGGAAACGGAGCCGCTACCTGACCGAATTGCAGAAGATCCGCCCGCTTCTGCTCGTCATCAGGACGACGCATGGTAGTGATGTCCACGGTGAAATCGAACGGGATCTGCGGCCAGCCCTTGCTGGGACGGAGGATGTTATACAGGATCTTGGCTCCCTGAGCCACGGCATCGGCCAGCTCCATCCGCCGTTCCTCGACCCGGATGTTGCTGCTGGCGTTGATCATGTTGGCTTCGGTCGCCGTGTAGACGCCCGCTTCGCTACCGCCACGCTGATAGGCAGAGATCCCGGTCACTTCACGGGACTCGTAATAGATCATGTCGATTTCTTTCGAGATGTCGCCAGGAAGCGGCGCATCCTCGATGGGCTGGATCTCGTTGTTCGCCCTGACGACCGTGCCGTCGTCGCCTTGCACCAGAGCAGCCACGTCATCCTTCGACATTTCCTGCGGCACACGATATTTCCGGTTGAAGCGCCGGGTGTGGTTCAGCCATTGGGTGCGCTTCTCGCTGATCTCAAGCTGAAGATTCTCAAGAAACTCCGGCTCGCCCATGCAGTAAAACTCGTCGGGGACGTGGTTGAAGCTGATGTGTGATACAGGAAACGCGCCATACAACTCATAGGGCCACTCGAAATCCCGGAACACGTTGCCATCACGATCCAGGACGTAGACCATGTTGCGATCCTTCGACCACAACTCGTAGAGGACGACGTATTCATAGGCCCGATACGACTTCTTCTGGTCGCTGTCTTCGGCAACGTGCTTCGGCAGACACTCAAGAACGCTGGTCGCCTTGAGCTTCCCCGTGTTCTTCAGGAGTGGGTCTTTCCTGGCCCGCTCCAGAGGGACGATGTTCCTGAACCAGATCCACTCGGCGTCTGACAGGTCAGACTCCCGACAAGCCGGATCGACGCCGACTTCCCATGGCGAAACTCTCGACAGGAATGGCGCAGGAAACGGATACGTCTCTTCGTCATAGCCATAGAGATCCGTCATGCCGTACTTCACGAAGCCATTGCCGAGGATCAGGGCGTCCTTCGTCGCCTTCTTGTATTCCCGCGACATATTCAGCTCAAGCTGAATGGCGTTGATGTCGTTCTCGATCTGGAGCGCCTGTGCCACAAGCTCAGGAGGAGCGATCTCCTGGCCGGGACGGAACATGATCTTCGGCGTGCGGTAGATCAGGTTGGGCAGCATCGTGTCTACCGTCGGCTTGGTGAGATTCACCTCAATCGCATGAGCCCACGTAGGCAAGACCGTCGTGCGCCTGAATCGCGTGATCTCGCCTTTGTACAGCTTGATCGAGTTGTCCCACCGATCATGCTGTCGCTTGAGATATTCTTCCGACGTGTCGATCATGTCTTTGAGCTTGGGAGCCATATCACACCTCGTAACACTTGATTCTGTGAGGATCACGCCAGTTTCTCGGACGCAACCCAGTTGCCTGTGACGGAGACGAGTTGATCAGATCATTGCCGATGATTCCCTTGTGACGCATGATAGCAGGAGTAGTAATCCCAAACCCATCATACAAGACAGGGGCGAGATAAGCAAGCGCGTCCAACACGTCGTCATGCTTCAAGATCGGGAATTTTCTAATCTGATACAGCAGCGGGCTGTCCTCGACCGGACTGATCTTGTCATCCGAGAGCCGTTCGCCACGCAAGTAGACCTTGCCCGAAGCGAAATACGGCTGAAGCGACTGGATACGCAACTCCTTCTTCCGCCCCATCGACTTGACCGGCGTGATCACCAGACGACGATCCTGCTTTGCCGCCAGATACTCCATGAAATGAAGTAGTACCTTCTGCGCTGCCACTTCTTCCACGAACCACTCGAAAACACTGTACGTGTCTGTCAACTCGAAAAGCCTATCAATCAAGTTGTATGGCTCAAGTTTCTCCTCTGAATCGTGGAGAACGTGTACATTCCTTTTCTCATCGACGGCAACAATGACAACACCGGAGAAATCGCTGTACTCTGCTGTCGTAAAGGCGGGATCAACGAATCCCATAACCCGATACCTCGAATAGTCCTTGTCGATTGGGCTGACGTTGCTGAAGCGCAGCCATTCCTCGCGGAATCTGCGGTCGCGGGACGCCACTGGTTTGAGCAAGTATTGCGCCGAGTAGATGTATGGCCCCTGGCGTTTCTCGATCTTTTCGAGATGCGAGACGGGCAGGGCTTCCGGGAAGTTCACGTAGAAGTCGTTGACCTCGATGGCCTCGTTGATCGCCATGTCGTAGACGAGGGATGTGCGATCCGGGTAGCTGTGCGGGACGGACGCCACATTCATCGGCTGGACGGACGTGGCCGGAATGAAGAGAGCCGCGTTGGCGTCCTGCTCGATGATGGTATAGGCGTCTTCCGCTGCCCATCGGGTGCCAATGACGATCAAAGTCCCGTTGGCTTTGAGGATCGGCAGCAACAGCCGGTAATGCTCGATCACTTGGTCGATCTGATACTGCGTCTTGGTGTTCTGCTGCGAGTGCAAGTCATCGGCGATGATCAGGTCGTAGTGCGCTCCGGCACGGACGCCATCAATACCGGCAGCGTCGATGGAGCCTTCTTTCTTGGCCGTGCGTCTGGACGGGAGGATGATGGAATCCTCGGACCACCGATCAAACATAGACGCCTTCTGCTTGTGCAGAGAGTACGGAGTATTGGAAAACGGAGCCGTGGGACTGGTATAGTGTTGTTTGATCTCAGACAGGATCTTCTTCGACAGGCCGAACGTCTCGGAGTCCAGCATGATCGTGAGATCGGGGTTGTGGCTCAAGAGCCACATGGGATAAGCAACGGCGGCAATCGTGGTTTTGTATGACGCCCGAGGCAACAGGATCAGGATGATTCGCTGCGAGATTTGCCCTGGATCGTAGGCCGACTGAAGCAGCTTGAGAATGTGACCGTGCTGTCCGACCGTGATGAGATCAAAGCCCAGACCAGTCCTGGCAAAACTGAGGAGGGTCTGGTTGATCATTTGCTGGCGATATCAGGCAATTCGTCAATCAGTGCCGAGTCAGCGACATCTTTATTGAGCTGCTGCCTCACGATCTCACTCATGCCCTGAGTGAGCTGCTTCTTGTCTGAGTCAGACAGATGCGGGAGGAAGTCCACCAGGAACTTGTGTGCTGAGTTGAACGCCGCCAGACGGAGCTTGGGGTCTGGCATCCCATCCTCATCCACCGCCTCAAGGGAAGTGATGATGGTCTTGATCATCTTCTGTCCGAGTTCTTTAAGCATACGACAAATATACACGAATGATCGTGTTAAATCAAGCAAGAAAAAACTTGACTTCGGATGGTAATGCGTGTATATTATTCGTGTAAGCTGTTAAATCATGGAGGTGTGGTATGACTGATGTTGAGCCTGTTGACTTCACTGCACAGCGCAATGCGAAGCGCATCGAGATGGCACGGAAGGCCCTGACGCCTGAACTGGCTGCGGCTCTGTTGGAGAACCCCATGCGGGAACGGGAGCTGAACGGAGCTTTCCTAAACGGATGCCGGGTGATTGACCTGATCCTGGCGAACGTGGTGGTTCGCACGAACAACGGCATTCGGTATGCCAAGGAAGCCGTGGATATTCTGAGCGACATCAAGAACGGACGGTAAGCCGTTCTGATCGAAAGCCCCTTCGGGGGCTTTTTTATTTTGAAAAATTTTATTTTATGAAAATTTTTTCTATGGTCATACGGGGAGGAGAGGACTTCCTTTTGAAAAAAAAGAAGGAGTGGCAAAATTTTTTCTATGTCCACACGGAGAGGAGAGTTCCCTTTTGAAAAATTTTATTTTTCTTAGTCATACGGAGAGGAGAGCCCCCCCCCACCGTCTGGCCTTTGCCAGACATATTGAAAATTTTTTCTATGGTCATACGGAGAGGAGAGTTCCCCCCCTCCTCTGTGGGACTCCACTCTGCCGGACTGGTTTCCGGGGAGGGGGGGTGGGGTGGATCTGACGGGGCTATACTGGAGATGCCCCGCGCCAAGCGGCCTGCCCGGGGCCGTGGGCACGCGTGCACGCCACGCCACCAATACACGCGTTGGCATGGTGCCAGCGCCCACCCCCACAACACACACGCAACACACCCCCCCTTTCCTCATTCCCACAGGCTTTCAAAATCTATCACCCGCGGCCTTTAACGGGAGATAGAGAAATAAATCACAAGAGATCTCTCTCTCTTTCGAGAATTCGGGGTCGGCCTGGGAATGAGGAAGGGGGGGGTGTGGCACGTGTGTTTTCCCTGGGAGATGTGCTTCATTCCTCATTTTCAACAAAACGTAAAAAAAAGGAAAAAAAGGGGTTGCGTCCTAAGACACGTTTTGATATACTTAGGTTGTAGGGCAAAAAACAAAAGGGGGAACTACATGAGATACTCTACCAAACGGCTCAAGGTTAGCGCCTGCACCATACGCGCATTACATCGGATGTTTACCATAGACACACTGCGCGTAAAAGGACAATTCACCCCGACCACGTATGATGGCGTTATCATCGACCCACCCGTGAGAACGGAAAATGACGATTGCGCCGTTTTCGACGGAAAATACTGGCACAAGATTGTCCCACCGTCCTATAAGCTCATTTTCTTCTGGGAGGGAGAGTGAAAAATGACTACAACCGAACAACAAAAACAAGCGATGAAAAGACTCTTGGCTAGTGTGTTGCGCGACATTGACGCGGGAACCATTACACAGAAACAGCACGTTGCTATCAGTCTCTTGGACATCGCCACGTATGGAGGGGTATGGGGATATATGGCCGAGAAAGCGGCGAAAACCGACTAGCAGAGGGCAGGGGAGATGATCCCCTGTAATGCACAGGCCCGGTCCCAAGTCCGGGCAAAAGGAGGATATGATGCCAGCATATCAGCAAGTAAGATCCCTTGTCCTGTCCACCATTAAGGGTGGACGAACCCCATTCGTCCGGGGCCGTCCCGGGTGGGGAAAATCCGCGTTGGGGCGGTCCATTGCGGTCGACCTCTCCCTCCGGTATGTGGAGCTGTTCGCCCCGTCCATGGTGCCGGAGGATGCTTCGGGCCTTCCATCTCTCCAGGGAGATACGGCGGTATTCCGTCCGATGGAGTGGGCACGGCTTATCAATCAGGAGCCATGTCTCTTGGCTATCGAAGAATTGCCCGCCGCGTCTGGTGCGGTCAGGAAAGCCCTCGCCTCCCTGATCCTGGAGAGACGTGTGGGTAATCTGCCCGTCCATGAGGGGACCAAGATCATGGTCACGGGCAACAGGCCGGAGGATGCTTCCGGGTCGGAACACCTTGAGTCTCACCTACTCTCCCGTCTAGTCGTGGTCACCTTAGACCCGTCCATCTCCGACCTGGAGATGTATTGGATGAAGCGCCGGATGGACCCCGTTTTCCCCGCCTTCTGGCGCTGGTCACCGGAGTCTTTCGACACTTTCGACCCCAAGCGCAAGGCCGAACCCTATGCTTGCGGTCGGTCATGGGAAGCCCTATCGGACATCCTGCCCCATTGCCAAGACGACGATACCGCAATGTTGGCCGCTGAAGGATGCGTGGGCCGCGTCGGACCTGCTTTTCTCGGGTTCCGCCGTATGGCGCTCTCTCAGTCAGTAGATGATTGGTTGAATGATCCGAAAACCCCCCTTCCCACGGGGGAGAAGCTCTATGCTCTCGCCGTCAGTATCTCCCACAGGGCCATTGAACGCAAGAAAGAGCGTGAAGCCTTTACCGTTGCGCTTGGGATGCCGCTGGAATTGTCCGTACTCGTACTCAAGGCTATCATGGGACGCTCTGAAAAAGAACGTGCCGCAATGCTCCAGTCTACTCCCGAGTATACCAATCTTCGGAACATTCTGTTGCCCGTCCTGAAAGGGGGAAAGTGAACCATGTCACTCGAAACTAAGGCAGTCCTTGCTACCTTCTCTTCCTCTCTCTGGGAAGCGCGGAAAATGGACAAGCGCGAATCGCAGAAGACCTGTGAACGTCTCCAGGCACATCCTAATGCCTACCGTTCCTGGAAAACCCTTGGTGATCGGACGCTTATCGACAAAATGCGGAAGGTAATCGCCGCTGCACGCGAATACCACAATACCGTCACGTCCACATGGGGGAAAAGCACGGGAATCCTACCCGCGTCTATCTTGGAAGAATACGTTACCAAGATGAATGGATTCGTTTCCACGTTCTCGCCCCTTGTCCGTGAATTTCTCGCTTCCTACTCTCAGTGGATTGCGGAAGCTCCCGCAATCCTTGGTGACGGGTTCTGCCAGAACGACTACCCACCCTTGGATGTGGTTTCCCGGAAATTCGGTATCTCTTGGGAATTCAGTCCCGTCCCCGCG